TTTTAGAACTGAAAAGTTCGGTCCAATAGTGATTGTAGGAAACCTAGTGTGTAAAGCCTGTATCATACCAACCACTTCATAATCGCGATTAAGCACCATAGAACCAGAAGAGCCACCCGACGCTGGTAGCGAATAAATAGATCTCCCTTTCATATCTTCTCCGTTATAACGACCCTCCAATATTGGCACCATATCAGCGTTAAATATACCTGCAGGAGCCGCAATATTATATATACGTTGCCCCGGTTTCGGAGGAGCAGCAGCCACCTTAACTGGCGGTTTATATAAACCCTCTATATGCAAAAGACATAGATCGTGTTCTACAATTGCGGTTAAAAACTTCCCCTCATACGATTTGCCATCAATATCAGATATTCCGTATTCTATTTCTGATTTTTCTTTTTCTGGTAGACAAACGTGAGCCGCAGTCGCAATAATGCTTCCAGTGGGAGTGTTATGTACAACGAATCCCGACCCAGAATAAATACTGGTTTGTGGTTTCTCTATACAAACATTCATAAAACAACTTCCTGTTGTTTCCTTTATTAATAAAAATACAAACGAGTCTCTTGGTAATTCACTTAATGTATCTGGGGTATCAACCTGTTGATGTGGCATCCGAGCGCACGCTATCAACATTATAATACCGAGTAATAAAAATTTTTGTTTTTGCTTCACTCAAAACGCCCTCCTATATAATAAATATAGGTCAAACAAAACAAGAGTTCTTTTATGTTTAAAAAAAACTGCAAACTATTTAGTATAGAAGACAATGGCTAAGAAAACTTACATATTGGACACTAGTGTCTATCTTACCGATGCCAGCGCATTGCAATCTTACCAAAATAATGATATTGTTATTCCTTTCAAGGTGTTAGAGGAAGTTGATAACCATAAGAAACGTCAAGATGGTGTTGGCACTAATGCTAGACAGCTTATAAGAACTCTTGATGGTTTAAGAGAGAAAGGGTCTTTGCATAATGGAATTAGGATAGAGAAAGGTAAAGGTATTGTAACAGTTGTGAGTCCTAAAGAGTTACACGATGGCCTAGACCTTTCTGTGCCTGATAATGAAATAATTGCTGTAGCTTTAGAGGAAAAAGAAAAAAATCCGAGACGAAAAGTCATTGTGGTATCACGCGATATCAATATGCGTGTTAAATGTGACGCTTTGGGAATGTTAACCGAAGATTATGTTGTGGGGCAGGTCGTAAAAAATACACAGCATCTTTACACAGGATTCAGAAAACATTTAGTGGATGATCAAATAATCGATCATTTTTATAATGGTGAAGAAATATATCTAGATGAAGACGAAATAAAACTTCAACCCAACCATTTTCTAATGTTAGTGTCTAATTCTAATGATAAAAAAACAGCATTAGCTAGATTTTATGATTATTCTAGACCCCTTAAAAGAATCAATGGTGAGTTTAAGAAAGGGGTTTGGGGAGTTAAGCCTAGAAATAAAGAACAGAACTTTGCCCTAGATCTTTTAATGGACCCTGAGACGCCTTTGATAACTCTTATAGGCAAGGCAGGTAGTGGTAAAACATTGTTGGCAATTGCAGCAGGACTGACACAGGTCGTTGAGAACGAGGGTTATAAACGCCTGATTGTTTCGCGACCAATACAGCCGTTAGGCAAAGATATTGGTTATCTACCGGGAACTATGGAAGAAAAAATGACACCTTGGTTGGCACCCATACAGGACAATCTAAGATTTTTGATGGGCAATGATAAGGAAACCTTACGAATGTATGTGGCACAGGGTACAATAGAAATTGAGGCTTTGACATATATTCGTGGAAGATCTATAGCCGATGCTTTTATTATAATCGATGAGGCACAAAACCTTACAGCCCACGAATTAAAAACTATAATTACTCGTGTTGGTGAAAACACAAAAGTAGTGCTAACGGGTGATATCGATCAAATAGATAACGTCTATGTGGACGAAACTTCTAACGGATTAGCATATGCCGTTGAAAAGTTTAAAAGTTTTGATTTATCGGGTCACGTCACTCTTATTAAAGGTGAACGGTCTAAAGTCGCTACTCTCGCCGCTAAAATCCTTTAAATACTTGACAAAATATCTATATAATATTACTATTGAGTGATTAATGGAGGATATTATGGAAGAAGTACCTGATTTGCTTAAACCTGTAGAGAAAGAAAACCCTATGAAAGAATGGCTTGTTAATTACGTTGGGGAAATGTTTAAGCCTGAAAATGATGAAGTAAATGTTGAGATGATTATTCAAGCTATGGCAAAGGAATTTCCTGAGTTTATTTTAGCATTAGCAGAGGAAAATTTTATTAGAGGATATCAACAAGCTTTGAATGATGTTGATAGTGCTAGCAAAATCGAGAAAGAAAACACAAATGCGTGAGTATATTAAAGAGTCTTCTAAGAAAGTAACAAAAGATAAATACTTTCTTCATAACAAACCTGTGGTGATTGTACACCCTTTTGTTAAAGATATTAATTTAGGTAATGTTATAAAAAATGTCGAATACGCAGTGCCTAAAGGTTTATTGACTAATGTAGATGGCTTCTATATTGGAGATTTCAAAGTATTTAGCGATGAAGGTGGCAATTTCAACGCACTATATAGCGATGGTGTTGTTTATGTAACCAACAAACAAGACAACGAGGAAGACTTGGTAGACGATATAGTACACGAGGTGGCACATTCAATAGAGAAGCAATATGACGATGTAATTTACGGAGATGCAAGGCTGGAATCAGAGTTTTTATCTAAGAGAATGACTTTATACCATTTGTTAGATGAACCACCAGAGAAAATGATGCATTATTTAAACCCAGAGTACGATAAAAATTTTGATGAATATCTTTACAAATTTGTAGGATATAGCACGCTTAGAAATATAACTGCTGGTCTTTTTTATTCGCCTTATGCCGCCACATCTCTACGAGAATATTGGGCAAACGGGTTTGAAAACTATTTATTAAAAGACAGCGGCAAGCTTAAAGAATTAAGCCCCGTACTATATTCAAAAATAGAGCGTATATACAATGACGCGGAGGAAAAAGCTAATGAGTATGAAAATTATTGAAGAACAAGTTGAGGACAAAAAAATATTTAAAGTTGAGTTGGATCGGAATATACCCCACCGCGTAGACCGATCCTGGCGACCTCATCAAATGGAAGAGATCTTGCGAAGAGATTTTGATTTAAGTAGCTACAAACTTACAGAAGCTTCTAATAAGATATGTAATTACCAATCAAATAATGTTGGCAGATATGTTTTTGAAAAAGTCAAAGTTGTTAAGCCTACTAAAGCAGTTAAAACTACCAAAAAACCTGCCAAAATAGCAAAGAAAGCGTCTCTAGAGGAATAATGGCACATATATCTTACTCAGAGTTAAAAGAGTGGGTAACTTGCCCCTGGAAGCATAAACTTTCTTATATTGATAGGATTAATGAATTCAAGGGCAATGAATACACTGCTTTCGGAACAGCACTCCATACTGTTTGTGAATATATGGTGTCAAATAAAAAATTTAATCCAAAGCAGTTGTTTCAAGAGGAATTTCTTAAAAATCTTAAAAAGATCAAGAAAAGCTCCCCCAAGATTGAGTACAAGCCGCAACTAATTTCCGATATGAGAGTTCAAGGTAACGATATAACGGATTATATATTACCAGCGCTAAAGGGATATTTTGGTAAGTTTGATTTGGTCTCCGTTGAAGAAAAATTAATGGTCAACATATCAGAAAGCGACCCAGATTATAATTTCAAAGGCTTTATTGACTTGGTAATCAAAACCGATGATGGCAAACACCATATTATTGATTGGAAAACTTGCTCTTGGGGTTGGGATAGTCGTAAGAAAAATGATAAAATGATCACGTATCAACTTACGTTGTACAAACATTTTTATTGTAAAAAGCACAATGTTAACCCTCAAGATGTTGTTACTCACTTTGCCCTTCTCAAAAGAACCGCTAAAAAAGACCGTGTTGAGTTATTTAAAGTCACAAGTGGCAGTAAAAAAATAGAAAATGCCCTTAAACTTCTCAATAAAGCTGTTTATAATATTAAGAAATCAAACTGTGTTAAAAACAAGCTTTCTTGTTATGGCCAATACGGTTACTGCGAATTTTATAACACAAAACACTGCCCCTAGAGTCGATTAACCTCTAGGGTTCTAGAGGTAATAATGAAAAAAATAAAGATTTTGACTTTGAGTGATATGCCATTTTCACCAAGTGGCGTTGGCACTCAAACAAAGTATATGATTGAAGCTCTGTTGGATACTGGTAAATACCAAGTGATCAGTTTTGGAGGGGCAATCAAGCATCCAAGTTATAATCCTATAAAAACTGATCAGTATGGCGAGGATTGGGTTATATATCCCGTAGATGGGTACGGAAACCCAGAAATGATCAGATCGATTTTGAGACAAGAGAAGCCAGATATCCTTTGGTTTATGACAGACCCTCGTTTTTGGGGATGGCTATGGGAAATGGAAAACGAAATTAGACCACTTCTACCGATGGTTTATTACCATGTTTGGGACAATAAGCCTTATCCCACGTATAATAAAGCCGCGTATGAATCAAATGATTTAATCGCAACAATATCCAAAGTAACAGACGAT